AGAACTGAAACGTGTAGACGAAGCTGCCTTGACAATGTTGCGACAACGAGGGGTTCCCCCACAGGCGACTCAAGGAAGATTTAAGTACGAACCACCAAAACCTACAATGATGGAACGAGTATTAGGGATATTTAAATAATGGCGTTACCTCCAAAACCTTTAGCCGGAATGGTAGAAGAATCAATGGGTGCAGGCGGACCGAGTTTCGCGGACCTAGAAACTGAGGTCCAAGTACCGTTATTCGAGGAAGATGAGCTTCCGCCCAATGTTGTAATGATGGGTGAGGAAGAGGGTTTAGAGGTTGAGGCAGAGGTTTACGACCACAACGCTAACTTATCTGAGGTATTAGATGACTCGATACTTGGAGCTTTGTCCTCGGACCTTGGATCTAAGGTAGATGAGGATCAGGGTTCACGGGACGAGTGGCAGGAGACCATTGCCAAGGGTTTGACGTTACTTGGTATTAATTACGAGGAGCGCAATGAGCCATTTATGGGTGCTTCTGGTGTAACGCATCCGTTATTGTCGGAGGCTGTGACGCAGTTTCAGGCGCAGGCATACAAGGAGATGTTACCTCCTGGTGGGCCTGTAAAGACGCAGATAGTTGGTCAGCAGACTAAGGAAGTTGAGGATCAGGCACAGCGTGTTAAGGACTTTATGAACTATCAGGTTACTGAGGTTATGGAGGAGTATGACCTCGACACTGACCAGATGTTGTTTTACTTACCGATTACTGGTTCTACATTTAAGAAGATTTATTTTGACCCGATGCGGCAGAGGGCTGTGTCGAAATTTGTTCCTGCTGAAGATTTAGTTGTGCCGTACAGCGCGACGGATTTGCAGACAGCGGAGCGTTACACGCATGTTGTTCGGATGACTGAGAATGAAATCCGCAAGATGCAGGTTGGAGGTATTTATCGTGATGTATCATTATCTGTTTCTGAGGATGACGAGTCTGATTCAACAATTCGGGGCAAGGCTGACGAGATACAGGGGTTACGTCCGGGATATTCTGATGAGGTTTACACGTTACATGAAATCCATGTGGATTTGGACCTTGAGGGATTTGAGGATATGGACGAGATGGGTGAGCCGACAGGTATCCGGCTTCCATACATCGTCACTATGGACGAAGCTTCGGGACAGATTTTATCAATAGTTCGTAACTGGCGTGAGACGGACCCTCTTCGTCGCAAGCGTCAGTATTTTGTTCACTACAAGTTTCTGCCGGGCTTTGGTTTTTATGGCTTTGGTTTGTTGCATATGATTGGAGGATTGTCTCGTGCAGCCACTTCTATCTTACGTCAGCTTATTGATGCGGGTACTTTGGCGAATTTACCGGGTGGTTTCAAGGCACGGGGTGTTCGCATTCGCAATGATGACGAGCCTGTTAATCCTGGTGAGTTCCGCGATCTTGACGCTCCTGGTGGGGATATTCGTAATGCCATTATTCCTTTACCATACAAAGAGCCATCGGGCACCCTTGCCCAGCTTTTGGGAGTTATCGTCGATTCTGGTAGAAGATTTGCACAGGTGGCAGACACAAAGGTCGCAGATGTTAATGCGCAGGCTCCAGTTGGTACGACTGTCGCGCTTATTGAGCAAGGTTCAAAGGTAATCAGCAGCATCCACAAGCGGTTGCATTATGCTCAGAAGAACGAGTTTAGGTTGCTTGCGGAGATTTTCTCGAACAATCCTGTTCCTTATCCATACATGATTGGGGCGAACGTCCCGCCGGATATTATGGCGCAGGACTTTGATGGTCGTGTGGATGTACTACCTGTATCTGACCCATCAATCTTTTCTATGGCGCAGCGTTTGTCTTTGGCACAGACGCAGCTTCAGTTGGCGCAGGCTGCTCCGCAGATGCACAATATGTATGAGGCGTATCGCCGTATGTATGACGCTCTGGATATTAAGAACATTGACAATATCTTGCCGCCACCACAGCCACCACAGCCTATGGACCCCGGCACGGAGAATGCAAAGGTTTTGATGGGACAGCCATTACAGGCGTTTCCGCCACAAGACCACATGGCACATATTCGTGTTCACGCTGCTATGTTGCAGCAGCCAGCTACGGCTTCTAACCCACAGGCGTTTATGCTTTTACAGGCCCATGTTCAAGAGCATGTGGCTATGCATGCTCGTGATTTGGTGCAGGAGATGTTTAATGGCGTTATGCAGCAGGCTCAGATGCAAGGTGAGGCTGTTCCACAGATTGACCCAGCCGCATTGGAAGCAGCGGTTGCACAGCAGATTGCGGACACCACAGAGCAGTTAGCCCCGCTTCTGACACCGCCGCAGCAGCCTGACCCACTTGTAGCTATTCGCCAGCAGGAGTTACAGAACGATACTCAGGAAATACAGCGCAAGGCTATGAACGATGCGATGGACTTCCAGATTGATCAGGCCAAGCTGATGCAGGCTTATGACCTAGCACAGCAGCGTCAGAACTTGCAGGAGCAGATTGCTGACGACCGTAACTTGGTTAACGTATATCGTATTGACACACAGGCAGACCTGAAAAGAGGGCAGTAGCGGCTAATGGAAAGACAGATTATCACTGGCCTCATGGCTCTCATTATTGCTCTGGCTGGTTGGAATCTGAAAACCACCTACGACCTGTCGCTAGCCGTCAATGGTATGCAAGTCAGCCATGCTGATAAGGATGCTATCCAAGAGATGAAGATGGCTATTCAGCGGCTAGAGTTTATCCTTCTTAATGATGCGAGTGAAAAATGATACAGTTATTAGGTGTTGTAGGTAATCTTGCTACTACCTTTCTTGAAGGCAAAGTAGAGAAAGAAAAAGCTAAGTCAGAGATTATGAAGACCGCTGCCCAGCATGATAGCAAGTGGGAGCTAATCATGGCTGAGTCTACGAAGTCCTCAATCAAGGATGAAATCGTCACCGTGATTGTTCTAATACCTGTTATAATGGTTTTCGTTCCCGGTATGGAAGAGGTTGTTAAGAACGGCTTTGACCGCTTGAATGAACTGCCAGACTGGTATCAGTATTTAGTTTTCCTTGTGTGTAGTGCGGCACTAGGAATTAAGGGACTGGATAAGTTTAGGAAGAAGTAATGCAGGATAAGGACAAGGACGATGGCGGAACTAACAATGGAGAGGTTTCTCAAGTGGAAGATACTTCCTCGCTTGATGATGATTATGCTCTCAATATCCGCTTGGCGGGTAGTGGAGTGGTTTATGACATTACCCGACCCAACAACACAACAGGCGTCACTGGTTAGTGTTGTGTCTGGCGCGATGACAGGTGCGTTTGCGGTATGGCTCAATCACGAGAAATAGTGTAGGATAGGTTCATGGCTCGTATTAAACAATTTGCAGATGATTTAGGTATTTCTTACGCCGAGGCCGAGCGCCTTGTAAAAGAAGGACGTAGGGGCAACGGAAGAGGTAGACAAGTTATGAACAAATACATGAAAGCTAGAGACGGCAAGTCAGTAACTGGCCCGAAAGCACGTCCTAATGCAGAAGACAGATTTCAGCTAGAGGGTGGTTTTGACAGCGAAGCTTATGAGAAAGCTTTAGAGCGGGAAGAGAAGCTAGAAAAGTACATGGAAAAAGCTCCCAAGCGTTCTGCAAGGCTGAAGCGTCGTGGTGATGACGAGAAGGTTGTTACAGCAAAAGACGGTAAGATGTTTGTTCGCGGTATGGGTAAAGCGTGTATGCGTGATGCGAAAGAAGTGAAGATTAGATAATGTCAGAATATGGCTACGACGATTTCGGTGGTTCTGAAAGCTTTACTTCTGGAGCGGCAGATCGTTCGGCTGCGGAGCAGGTGTCTAGTTTTCAAAGCAGCAGAGACACTGGCGGTGACAACGATGGTGGCGGTCAAACCTTTACTCGTGGAAGATCATTACCTGGCGGCGGCACACAAATCACTGGTAATAAAATCACTGGCGGCAGAATAATCAGCGACACAACAATTGGTCGCGGTGATTATGATAGGAACAGCCAGCAGTATAAAGACTATCTTGATCAGACAGGTAGAAGTCTTCAAAATCCTTATGGCAACACAGGTATCTTTAGCAACATCTTTGGTGCGGATAAGGTTAATTACAACCTAGACCCAACCACTGCTCAAAACATTTTAGACGCAGGCTTCCAACGCTTCAGTAATTTTGAGGGTCAGGACGAGCTTTCACAAAGAAGAGGCTTTGGTAAGCTTTTTGGTGGGCCTGAAGGTGAGATGACCGCGCAGGGTGAGGTTCGTAAGCAGATAACACCTATGAGCACTCAGGAAACTGCTGGTCGTTTGTTGTCTTCCGTGATGGGTCTTGGACTTCCTGTTTCTATGATTGAAGGTGGTAATGTTGGTTATGCCCCTATGGGTGGTGCGTATGACCCGCAACTTGACCCACAGGTAAATCCTGATGTCGCCGGAGGCGGTGGTATAATGGGCTTGCTGACAGGTGGTGCAGATGTTGGTGGTCTTGGTCAGACATTAAAAGACCAACTGATTCAGGCTAAAGATATTATCACGAGCAAATTCAGCCCTCCTGAAGTTGCTGCCCAGCAAAACCAAGGACCAATTCCTAGCTTTGACCCTCGCCAAGCAGACGCTCTTAGTCAAAACATGGCTCCTTCAATTCCAAGTCCGGCGCAAGAAGTGAAGACAATGAATTTAAGTGAAGTTCAGCCTCTCACGCAAGACCGTATGATGGCGGCGATGTTGAGTGGTATGGACGGAGCTTCTTCTGCTTCGCCGCAACTGTCAGGCATAAGTGACCCGACAGCCAGTGCAAAAGTTTATGATTTAAGTAACCCTGGTGTGATGGATGGGTTGGAGCAACTAGGTGTTCCATCATATAAGCGAGAAGACCTTCAGAAGCATCTTGATAAAGGACGTGAAGTAACTCTTGATTCAGTTACAGGAAAAGCTCAGGTAAGTTACCCTGGCACAGCTAGAGGTCTTTCCTACGACCTAAGTGACGATCTTAATATTTCCAAGGGTTTTGAAATAGACAAGCTTATGGAGTCTGTTAAAGACGCACTTTCCGACCAAGGAATAAGTGGTAAAAGAGTTACAGGAGAGGGCAACTTTCAGGAAGGTCCTGCGTTTATGAATAACTTAGTTTCTGATGCCTCTGGTTTTGCTCCTGGTGTTGTAAACACCCTAATGAACCTTGACAACCCTTTTCAAACAGAAATTGGTGGTGGTACGCTAGAGTTCAAACCTCAAGGTGACTTAAATCAGGGACTGACAGGTGGCGAAATTCAGTTCAATCGACCGTTTCAAAGTAAAGACATGGGGATTGGAAATCTTTTTAGGATGCTCGGATAATGAAAATAGAAATCAAACTAATACCTGATGGTCTGGACCTAGCAAAAGAAATACAGGATGGAACTCCTGTAGACGAGATGCAAGATGCTTGTCCAGTGGCTACACAGGATGTTGAAACCAATGAGGAGAACTCACGGTTTGCTATCAAGGACCATCAGTATGGTCCAGCTATCAACCCGGAGGAAAGCTGCGGAGTATGTGCGGCGTTTAATATTAGTCCTGAGATGCAGCAGTGTATGAAGGACGATTCTGGCGAAGTGGGCTATTGCCAGTCATTGAAATTTATGTGTTCAGCGGCTAATTCATGCTCCATCTTCGCTCCCGGCGGACCGATGACAGGCATGGATGACTAATGGACATATATCAATTTCTAAGTAAATATCAAAAAAGCTTGAATAATAGGATAGAAGACGTTAGTGTTTCTATAACCAGTGGTAGTATATCTAATATGGAAGACTACCGCGCGAGGGTTGGTGAAATACAGGGTGTCACCTATGCTCTCGACGAATTAAAGGCCCTGCTACAGAAGGTAAGCAACGTCGATGACACTGATAGTACCTGACTATGTACTCGCCCAACGGCAGGCGAAAGAAAAAGCCGAAAAAGAAGCCAAGAAAAAATCCCTTACAGAACGAATTCCACAGCCCACAGGATGGCGACTACTTGTCATGCCTTATATGGGTAAGGAAAAAACTGATTCTGGGATTTATGTGCCCGATCAAACAAGAGAACGT